TCCGCCGCGCCCTCACCCGGGCCGGCGTTAAAGAGTGTCAGCACCGGCCCCTGGTGACCCACCACAGGGGCAGAACGCTGGTGTAAGATCGCCATCAGGACGGAGTAGGCCATCCCGTCCTGGATAGGCCGCAGGGCCGGGGTAATTCCCCCGCCTCCTGGCTGGAGCCCGCCGGGGATCACCATCCCTACGGGCTTCAGGAGGAGCCGATGGCCAGCGAGGTCACCAAGCGCCTTCGGGACCGCCGCCTCAACGTCTGGGAGCAGTGCAAGGCACTGGCAGACACGGCGGCGACCGAGAACCGCGCATTTTCTGCGGAAGAGCAGGGCAAGTGGGACGTCCTCAACGAGGAAATGGACACCCTCGACACCCGCATCAAGGCAGCGCTCGACGCTGAGCAGCGCTCCGCCGAGGCCGACCAGGCGTTCAACCGCCTGCACGCCGACGCCGAGGGCAAGAAGATGGCGAAAGACCCGGCCATCAAGATGCTCAACACCGAGCTGCGCAAGTTCCTGCTCGGCGACAGCCGGGGCAACGCGCCTGGTGGGGCCTACGAGGTGGCCCGCCCGGACAACAGCCGCATCAACTGGAACTACGGCCCGGTCAACCTGGCCGAAGTCCGCAGGGCAGAGGCTGAGTACCGGACCCTGGTGTCCACCAACGCCGGCTCGGGCGCGAACCTGGTCCCGACCGACTTCTACGACCAGCTGATCGCCCACCTGATCGAGGTCAGCGGCATCCTCCAGTGCGGCCCGACCGTGCTGAACACCGCTGGCGGCGAGAACCTCCAGATCCCGAAGACCACGTCGCACTCGACCGCGACCGCCGTAGCTCCCCAGGCGGGCACGCTGGCGCAGTCCGAGCCGCAGTTCGGCCTGGTCACCCTGGGTGCCTTCAAGTACGGCATCCTGCTCCAGGTCGCACGCGAGCTGCTAGACGACAGCGGCGTGGACCTCGTGGGGTATCTGGCCATGCAGTCGGGCCGGGCGCTGGGCAACAAGTTCGGTTCCGACCTGGTGACCGGCACCGGCACCACGATGCCAAACGGCCTGATCTCCACCGCAACGGTGGGCGTCACCGGCACCACCACTGGCAAGGGCGGCGCTGCCCAGTACGCCGACCTGGTCAACCTGGAGTACAGCGTCATCGCTCCCTACCGCCAGAGCAAGTCCTGCTACTGGCTGGCGAGGGACGCGGCGATCGGTGGCTTCCGGCTGCTGCTGGACGGCCAGTCGCGGCCCATTTGGGAGCCGAGCATGGTGCTCGGCAGCCCTGACCTGCTGCTCGGCAAGCCACTTGTGGCGGACCCGTTCATGCCGGCGGTGGTCACTGGTGGCAAGTCGATCGCATTCGGCGACTTCTCCCAGTTCTTCGTCCGCATCGTCGGACCGGTCCGGTTCGAGCGGTCGGACGACTTCCTGTTCGGCTCGGACCTGGTCGCCTTCCGCGCCCTGATCCGTGGCGACGGCACGCTGGTCGACCAGACCGGCGCGGTCAAGCTGTACCAGGGCAACGCGGCGTAGTTCGTGAGTCCCCGCCCGCCCTTCCAAGGGGCCGGCGGGCGGGGACTCATCACAGGAGGATTAACATGGCACGGTACGACAGCAGCTCGGTGAACGAGCCGGGCCAGTACCCGACTACGGCGTGGAGCAACTTCGGCCTGCCCGAGCAGAACTTCGGCTCGGGCGCACCGGGCAGCTCTCCCACCTCCAGCCTTGACGACGTGGGTGACACGAACGAGCCTGGCCAGTACCCGGAGCGGGAAACCTTCACGGGTGTGGCGCTCGGTGGCACGGGAGCACCGGGCAGCCAGGGCGTGCCCGTGCCCAGCTGGAGTCCCGGCAGTGGCGGTGACTCGGTCGTTTACAGCCAGCCAACGTTCTACAAGGGCCAGCGCGACGCCGGCACCTACAACACTGACGAGAACGCCGGCAACCGCGAGTCAACCGCCAGGGGGTCGGTCTCTGGCGAGGCCGACTGGACCCAGGCGAACGACAACTCCTACGGCCCTGGCTGGAACATGCCCGGCGTCGAAGGCAACACGCCCACCCCGGGTTCGGGCCAGTTCCAGACTGGTGCAGGCAATGTGATGTACGGCGGCCGGCTCAACGGCACCGGGCACACCAGCAAGCACCCGTCGTGGTCGGGGCCGGGCACCTGATGGAAGACCTGACCGGCCGGTTTCCGGCTGGCCTGACGCCGAGCAGTCAGGCCAGCCCTGGCCCGACTGCCCAGGGTGATCTGCACAAGATGACCAGGTCGGGGCCGGGCACCGATTCGGTCGTGAACATCCCGGACCTCCTCGATCCCCCGGAGGAGAACCCGAGCAGCGGCCCGGTGATCCCGGTGAGCCACCCGGGCCAGCATTCGCGGGTGGTGGAAATGGAGAACGCCGCTGGGGCTGGCGGATTCCACACGATCACCATCGGCGGAGTCTGGAAGGAACTGCCCTGATGGCTTTGCCACCCACGCCGCCGCCTTCGTCTTCAACGGTGCCCGTGTGGCCAGGCGAGTCAATTACGGGCCAGGCCAGCCCGCCGCTGGCGGGCGAGCCCATTCCGCCGCACTATGTCATCGGGGATGACTGGCAAACGTCCTACTACGACTCGAACAGCCCGGCCCCGCTAGGTGTCTACGTCAAGATCCCTTCGGGTGAGGTGGACCTGACGACCGGGCGCAGGACGGGCGAGGATTTCCCCAGCACCGGCATGTGGAAGCAGGTATAGCCATGGCTCAGCCCGTATCGTCGCCTATCACCTCGACCCCCTCCCAGCCAGGCCAGCCGTGGGATGCCGGTTCCAGCGCTCCCGTTGACGCCTGGGTGACTGTCGATGACAACAGTGGTCCCGCGAGCCTGCAAGGTGGCCAGGTGCAGGGCGACTTCCCCAGCTCCTCGCCGTGGCGTCAGGTCTAACGCCCTAGCCCGGCCAGGTACCGGGTGAATGCCGGGTACCAGTCGATCTCGTCCCAGCCAGGCTGCCGCTGTGCGTCATAGTGGCGGCCAAGGAATAGCTCATCGACACCGATGCCCCACTTCTGTATCCAGCGGGCGAAGCATTCGGCGTCGTGGTACGGGCCATTGAAGTTCTGCCGCGTTTCCAGCACCTCGCCCACTTTCGGTGAGCCATGCCAGAACCGCGCCAGCCCCACGTCGTTGTGCCGCATCTGCCATATGTGCTCGTCATGGACTGACAGCCGGTCGGGGCAGGTTTGCAGGGCGCGCAGCTCGTAGTCGGCTTCGGGACCACCGATGGCGCGGAACCGTTCATCGAACCAGCCGATGGCGTTGAACCCGGCCAGCGACTGGAGCTGGATCGTGTCGCCGTGCGGGGCGATGTAGGTGTCGTAGCCACCGATGAGTTTGTCCCATCCGGGCAGTACCACCACGTCATCCTGCGACATCAGGCACCAGTCGCGCTCGGCGAAGGTGTGCCGCATGCACTGGTTCCAGCACCAGGCGATAGAGCCGGTCTCCCAGGAGGAGCGGAAGATATTCCGCCATATCTTCACCTGCGGGTAGGTGTCCTCGATCTCGGTGTAGTCCACGGCGGGGTCGTTGGCGATGACGTTCACCGTCTCAAACTGGAATGACTCAAGCCAGCCGCTGATGGTGGTGCGCAGCGTGGTCAGCCGGCGGAAGCTCACGATCCACAGGGATATCTCGTCAGGCGTCACGCCAGCTCCTCCAGCAGGGCGGCCCCGCGTGCCACTAGCACCTCATCGAGCGGCGGTGCGTGCAGCGGGGCGCAGTTCAGCAGGGACAGGGCGGCGATCACCATCACGTCGTGGGGGATCTCGCCGCCGAGCCATTCCCCCAGCGCGGCCAGATGCTGCGGGCGAACCCGCCAGGGCCTGAAATCCCCCCGCCGGGCCTGCCCCCAGTGGACGATCATCCCCGCCGCCAGCTTGGCCAGGTCGTAGCGCCGGTCGCCCCACCTGGTTTCGCCGGCGAAGTCTTCCCGCCAGTCGATGCCGGTGAAGCTGCCATCGGGGGAGACGACCACGTTGCCGAGGTTGAAGTCGCCGTGGAATGTGACCGGCCGGCACCCTAGTTCCAGCTCGTCCCAGTCGATCCGCGAAACGGCTGCCTCCGCTATCTTCCGCAGCCCCGGCTGAAGCATCGCCACGCGGCCGAGCGTCTTGACCCGGTAGAACCGGTCACACGCCAGCGACGGGTTGAGGACCATCACCGGATGCCACAGATCCCGGTGCGCCCAGTCCAGCAGCCTCGGCACGAGCCCCATGTCGGCCTCGGCGGCCTCATAGGCGGTCACGCCTGGCACGTACTCATAGGCGAGCATGTTCGGCCTGGTGTCAGCCAGCTTCGGCACAGCCCCGGCGATCGACTCCTGGCGCTCCACCCGGCGGGTGAGAGAGTCCTGGTCGGCGCGGAACTTGACCACCCGCCCGGTGGCGGGCAGCACGTAGGTGACCTCATCCGGCTTGGTCCAGTCATACCCCGACCAGGCCGCGACCGCCTGCATGTAGGCGGCCTCGTCGCCGATGTCGGTCCATACCAGCCGGCGCACGGCCAGCGCGTGGCGGTCGATCAGCGCCTGCAAGCCACCCGTCACCTGCCGCTCCTGCCCGAGCAGCCCGGAGTCCATGATCCCGGCCCAGAACGCAGGCAGATCATGGGCCGCGATCATGGCCAGCCCGGTGTAGGCATCGCCCGGCTGTGATGGGGCGGTCTTGTCGTAGATCGCCGTCGCCGAAGCTCCGCTGGAGCCGATCCGGCACCAGCGTTCAGGCGCGGTGCCAGCCGGGACCGGTGCGACGCCGGCCCAGGAGAGCGTGATGTCCCACAGCTGATCCGCCTGCCACAGTGTGTCGCATGAGGTGAAGATCAGATCCTCGCCACTCATCATCAGTGGCCGGACCGCGAGCAGCGAATGGCCTGGGCCACCACCCGGGCTATCCCAGCCCTGTACTGGCGCGAACGCGATCTCCCGGTCCGGGTGTGCCAGTTCCAGGTAGTCCTTCACCTGGGCGGCCCGGTAGCCGGTGCAGACGATGATCCTCGCGTCAGCCGGGGCCAGGTCTATCTGGTGGGAGATGATGGCCCGGCCATCGAGCGGCACCAGCGCCTTGTGGAGGGCGTCACCGGCCCGGCCCATCCTGGTGCCAGGTCCGGCGGCCAGGATGACGAATGCGGTCACGTGCGGTCATAGTCGTCAGAGATGCGGACAGTATCGGTGCCGTCGTCGTAGGTGGATATCTCCAGATAGGTCAGCCACCCAGTGACCCGGTGGACGACGCCGGGCCGGATGCGGACCATGGCCCCGGCACCGCTGACACGTCCCTGATCGGCGGCATAGACGTGGCCTGTGCCGCCGATGATGACCAGCAGCTCGTCCTTGAGTTTGTGGTACTGCTCGGAGGTGCGCTCGCCCATCCGCACGGCCAGGTACTTGATTGTGAGGTCATGGCTGGATGCGCCAAGGCAGTGCATGAATCCCCACGGCCGGTGATCCACTTGCTGGCCCGCCATCAGCGCGTCGAGCAGGTCACCCGTGGGCGATGGCATCGCGGATCGCCTCCCGCACGTACTGGTCGTCGTAGGGGGCAAGAACATTGGCCACCTTTGGCGTCTCCAGGTGGTAGCGGAGCGCGGCGCGGGCGCGCTCGAACCCGGTGCCCCGTCCCCCGGTGAACCACCGCTTCCAGGCCCCGGTCCAGTAGGCGAAGTCCAGGATCTGCTGTCCGTCGTAACATGACAGGGTGCGCAGCCAGGCGTCCACCTCCACGTTGCCGAACTCGGGGGCCACGTTGTAATAGCCGGCGACCTCGTAGGAGGTGCGCTCACCGGCCCAGTCCAGGTTGTGCGCCTTCACGGCGACCTGGCCGTAGACGCCGGCGATTGCCTTCGCCCGGTCGGGGCTGATCAAGTGCCCGCACTGCCGGTCGGCCCAGATGTAGCCACCGAACTCGGCGACCGCCGCTGACGGCCTGCACACTTTGGCCGCAGTATCCAGCAGCGCATATAGCCATCCCTGGGTGTTGCGCTCGCCGCCGATCTCGATGCCGGTCTTGCCGCCGTAGCGCTGGCACAGCCGGGTCAGTTCGATGGGCTGCATGTCCTGCGCCAGCTTGCTGACGTCGAGATGCAGCACATCGAACCCTGCGTCAACGTCGGCATCGAGGGCGGTGAGCCAGTTGTCGTCAGGGTCACCGTTCTGGTACGGGCCACCGTGGTCCCGCACCACCTCGGTCTCCCCGCCGCTGAAGATCTTCACTGCCTGCACGAGGGTGGCGCTGTTGTAGCCGGTGTAACCGGGCTCGAATTCACCAACCTGCCGGCGGGACGCGACGATCTGCGCCACCCGCAGCTTCGCCGCCTCCTCGACCACGCGCCGGGACGCGGCCCCCACGCACAGCTTCATCGCATCACCCACATGGCATCGGTTCCTCGCATTCGCCGCGAGTAGACGGGCAGGATTTCACCGGCCCGGCGCACCAGCACTGATGTCCCCCCGCGTGCCCGTCGTTCAGGACGCAAAAATGCTTCAGGGTGTGCGGCACAGACGCGATAGTAGCGCAGGCCACCCACGCGGTAACCTGTGCCGGTGGAAGCCGCCGAACTGACCATGGTCTGCCCGTCCCGTGGCCGGCCCGGAAATATTGCGGAACTGGCCATCTGCTGGGAGCAGACCGACGCGAAGGCGCGGCTGCTGGTCCTGGTCGATGACGACGACCCGGAACTGGACGGCTACCTATCCCAGCATCTCGATGCCGGGATACAGGTGATCGAGGAGCCCCGCCGACTCGGGCCGATCCTCAACTCGGTCATGCCGGCCATCGCCCAGCACGGCGGAGCGGTCGGGTTCCTGGGCGACGATCACCGGCCACGCACGCCCGGCTGGGACAAGGCCCTGGTGGATGCGCTGCCCGGCGTCGCCTACGGCAACGACCTGTTCCAGGGGCGCAACCTGCCGACCGCCGTGGCGATGTCGGCGGGGATTGTGCAGGCGCTGGGATATTTCGTGCCGCCCGGGCTGATGCACCTGTATTTCGATGATTTCTGGCTGACCCTCGGGCGCGAACTGGATTCCCTCACCTACCTGGAGGATGTGATCATTGAGCACATGCACCCAGTGGCGGGCAAGGCCAGCTGGGACGAGGGATATGTGCGGGTGAACTCGGTGCAGCAGTTCAACACCGACTCCGCCACCTACCAGCGATTCATGACCACCCAGTGGCCCGGCGACCTAGCCCGGCTGCGGGAAGCAGCGTGGCGCGGTGAGTGAGTGGAAGCTGTTCGAGGGGCCGGCCCCATACTTCTCCTCCCCGGAATTCTTCGCGGCCCACCCCTGGGTGCCGCCGGCAAACCAGGCTGGCCACGCGCAGCGGCAGGCAATGGTCGGCGAGATGGTCAGCTTCGTGCTCACGCAACAGGCTGACATCAAGTCGCTGACTGACCTCGGCTGCGGCGACGGCAGCCTCCTGCACCTCCTGCGCGGCCTGCCAGTGGAGGCGTGGGGCTACGACCTGGGTGAGGGCAACCTGAAGCGTGCCGCCGAACTGGGGCTTGACGTGCGCCGGGCGGATATTTTCAGCGGGCTGGAGTACGGTGACCTGCTCATCGCCTCTGAAGTCGTGGAGCATCTGGCGGAGCCCGAGAAGTTCCTGCGGGGCCTGCCTGACTGCAAAGCACTGATCCTGTCGTCCCCGTCAGCGGAAACCGGTGAATGGCACTATGAGCATCACGCATGGGCGTGGGATATGCCCGGCTACGCCGACCTAGTGGAACGCTGCGGCTGGCGGGTGCTGGAGCACCGCGAATGTGACGGCGGGGTCAACTGGCACGGTGGCGTGACGCGCCAGCAGCGGTTCCAGGCCATCCACGCGGACCGGGCACCACAGTGAGGGTGCGGCTACGGCCAGCGTGGAGCCGCGATCAGCTGATGGCGTTCTGCCCCCGTCCTCACGACCACACGCACTGGCCTGACCACATCGTCAGGGTGGACGACACGATCCAGCTGGCCCGGGACATGGGCGTCCCCTCCGTGGTCGCCGACCTGGCGTGTGGTGACGCGGCGATCGGGCGGGCGCTCGCCCCGGACCGGCTGATCCTCGGCGATTTCGCGTCCGGCTATGAGATCACCGGGATGATCGAGGACACCATTGACATGATCGGGCACGTCGGCATGTTCATCTGCTCGGAGACGGCCGAGCATCTGGACGATCCCGACGCGATGATGGTGAAGATCCGGGAGAAAGCCGACTCGCTGGTGTTCTCCACCCCGCTCGCGGAGTTCACCGACATTAACCCGCAGCATTACTGGGGCTGGGATCATGACGGGGTGCGGGAAATGCTGGAAGCTGCCGGCTGGGTGCCGGAAATTCAGCGGGACGTGCTGCACCCGCTCGCCCACTTCCAGCTGTGGGGGTGCCGGTGAACTTCAGCTCACACAATGTTCTGCTGCCAGATGGGACGCAGACTCTCCTGGGCCAGCCGCTGGTAGCAGTGTCCGGCATATGCCAGATGACATTGCGTGCCCTGGAACTGGAGTTCGGCCCCGGCCCGCGTTCTGGTATCAGTGTGGCGGACCTGGGCTGCCTGGAAGGCGGGTATACCGCCGAGTTCGCCCGCGCCGGGTATGACGCATACGGCATCGAGGCCCGGCAGGAAAACTACGACAATGCGGTATGGCTGAAGGATGCGCTCGGGCTTGAGAATCTGGGCTTTTTTCAGGGTGATGTCCGTACGCTACTGCTGGGTACGGAGTTCGACGCCGTGTTCTGCTCTGGCCTGCTCTATCACCTCGACGCCCCGGTCGCGTTCCTGAACCTGCTGGGCAAGGTCACCCGCCGCATGCTGATCCTGCACACGCACTACTCGATGGAGAACGGCCACCCGGAAGACGCCCACCTGCCCTCCGCTAGCTGGTGTGATCCCGTCCAGTCGCAGCACGAGGGGCGCACCGGGCACTGGTATCACGAAGCGGCTGGCCGGTGGGAAAGCTACGGCAACACTAAATCGTTCTGGCTATGCAAAGACGACCTGCTGCTCAGCCTCCACGAGGCTGGGTTCACGGAGGTGTCCGAAGTGCCTGACTGGCGCGGGCCACTAGGTACCCAGACGGTCCAGGGGTCAGGCGGTGCCTACCCCGACCATGGCATGTTCGTGGCGGTCAAACCATGAAGGCGCTGATCACCGGCCACTGTGGTTTCATCGGCTGGCATTTCAGGACCAGACTGGAAGCTGACGGCTGGGAGGTGGACGGCTGTGACATCGCTGCCACCAAGCCCCGTGATGCCCGCGACCTGTTCCGGCGTGATACCGGCCATTATGACCTGGTGGTGCATTGCGCTGCCGTCGTTGGTGGCCGGCAGGTGATCGAGCACACGCCACTCGACCAGGCGGTCAACCTCGAACTTGACGCGGCCCTGTTCCAGTGGGCGCTGCGCACCCGTCCCGGCCGGGTGATCTACTTCTCCTCCTCCGCCGCCTATCCGGAGCGTATCCAGCGCAGCGGCCGGATACGGCTCAGCGAGGACATGATCGACCTGGATGCCCCCGCCTTGCCGGATGAGCTGTATGGCTGGGTGAAGCTGACGGGCGAGCGGCTGGCCCGGCTCGCCCGGCGCGAAGGGCTCCCGGTGACGGTGGTGCGCCCGTTCTCGGGCTATGGCGAAGACCAGGACACCGACTACCCGTTCGGTGCGTTCACTGACCGTGCCCGCCGCCATGAAGACCCGTTCACCATCTGGGGCGACGGGCAGCAGGCCCGCGACTTCGTCCACGTCGATGACGTGGTGAGCGCCACCCTGGCCGTGGCGGAAGCAGACATCGAGGAGCCCGTTAACATCGGCTGGGGTGAGCCGGTGACGATGAAGGAACTTGCACAGCGGTTCACTAAGGCGGCCGGCTACACGCCGGGATTTAAACTGAAGACAGGTGCGCCGGCTGGGGTCGGTTACCGCGTCGCTGACCCGGGCCGGATGCGGAAGTTTTACCAGCCGCGTGTCACCCTCGATGAGGGCATACGCCGCGCCCTGGGAGAATTATGGACCCGCTGGTCTCGGTCATCAGCCCGACCTGGCAGCGGCACGAGTGGCTGTTCGATCGCTGCATCGCCTCGGTGAAGGCGCAGGAGTACCGCAACATCGAGCATGTGATCGTCTCCGATGGTCCCGACCCGGAGCTGGCCGGACTGATCGCCCAGATGGAGATGCCGGAAAACTATTCGCTGATCTTCGAGCAGATGTCCCCCAACCCGGACCCCCGGTGGGGGACGCGCGCCCGGCTCCGTGGCCTGGAACTGGCCACGGCTAACCTGATCGCCTACCTCGATGACGACGATTCCTACCGGCCGGACCATTGCGCCCAGCTGGTGCGGGCACTGGAACGCCATCCCGAGGCAGGGTTCGCCTACACCCAGATGGCCAGCCACGGCGGCGTCATCGAGAAAGAGGCCATGGCTATCATCGGCTCGGGCGACCTCGGCCCGTGCTCTATCGGCACGCCCATGATCATGCACCGCCGGGAGCTGCTGGAAATCTCCACCTGGGGACCGCCCGACTCGATGGAAGACTGGAGGCTGGTGAACCGGTGGATGGAACGGGGCGTCAAGGCCGAGTTCATTCCGTGGGTGACAGTGGACGTGTGGCCCAGTGCTTACCGCTGAGCCCCTGTCGGTGTGGGGTATACATGACGCCCAGGCCGAGGGCAACCCGATGCCGACCGGCTGCGGCTACTTCCGCATCAAGCTGCCGCTGGAGCAGCTCGGTGCGCACGGGTGGAAGGTGCACGCCCAGGCATTCACCCCACCCGCTGAGGTGGCGAACTACCGGCTGATCGTGGGCGAGCGGCTGGACCGTCCTCAGGTGCTCGGGGCCTGGCGACGGCTGCGGCAGAATCACCGCCTCGCCTACGAGATAGACGACAACATATGGAACGTCGATGTGACGAACTTCAGCGCCTACAGCGTGTTCACCCGTTACTCGGTCATCGACGCGGTTGAAAGCTCAATCACCGCCTCCGACCTGGTGACCGTGACCACCGAGCCGCTGGCTGAGGCGGTCCGTGAACATACCAATCATCCCAACGTGAAGGTGATCGGGAACTATCTGCCCGCCTCGGTGCTGACCCTCGAACGCAAACGCCGCGATCATGTGACGATCGGCTACGCCGGCGGGTCGAGTCACGCCATGGACGTCTCGATGGTTGCCACGACGGTGCGCAAGGTGCTCGACCGTGATCCCAGCCTGCGGCTGCACATCGTGGGCGTGGACTACCGGCCCACCTTCGGCCACAACCACGCCTACCACACCCGATGGGTGGATGACCCGGCTGAGTATTGCCTGAGCATGGGCGAGAACCTGGATTTCGACATCGGGCTCGCGCCGCTCGCGGCCACCCGGTTCAACGAGTCGAAGAGCCACCTGAAGGCGCTCGAATACGCGGCGATGGGCATCCCCGTCGTCGCCTCCGACTTCGGCCCCTACCCGGGGTTCGTGGTGGACGGCGTCACCGGGTTCCTGGTGCGCAGCAAAAGCGAATGGCGGGACCGTATCCGTGAGCTGGTGGCTGATGCTGACCTGCGTGAGAGCATGGGGGCCAAAGCCCGCGAGCTGGCTGCCCAGCATACGATCGAGGGCAACTGGGATAAGTGGGCCGCCGCCTACCAGGAGGTATTGCAGTGAAGGTGAAGCTGATCCAGCAGATGAGCGGCCCCCGCTACGACGGCCGGGACTGGCCAGACTTTGGTGTCGAGTTCGAGGTGCCCGACGCCGAAGGCCGGGATCTGTGTGCCGGCGGAATCGCGGTGCCGGTGGTGGAGGAGCGCAAGGTGGAAATCGCCGCGCCGCCGCCTGACCCCACCGTGGAGGTGCGGGCCGAGCCCGAGCCGCCTGTGGAGGAGCCAATCCGGCGTGGCCCAGGCCGGCCTCCGGGCAGCCTCAACAAGCCGAAGTGAGTGCGGGCCACACTGGACCCGATGCGTTAAGCTGATCAGCGAAGGGCCGCGCCCATCGAGTTCAGTGGAGCCTGAACCATGGCACTTGCGCGGGCCTACAAGGTTGGTGTCTTCGACACCTCGACGCCCCTCGCCACGGGCGCGACCGATACGGTGACGACCCCCATCCCGATTCTGTACGGGGTGACGACCTCGACGGCGGACTGCTACATCTCCTGCGTCCGGGGCAGCGTCCTGGGTGCGGCAACGTTCCCGGCGAACGCTTCGGTGACGCTGTCGCTGAACATCAACACGGGCTCGCAGGCCGGCGGGCAGACGGCGCTGGCCCGGCAGCTCACGGGCAACGCGCTCGCCTCCAACATCTTGTGGAAGACGGCGGGCGGCACCACGGCGGCGGCGATCACCGGCCTGACGATGACCACCGAACTGTGGGCGCAGAACATCCCATTCACGGCGGGCAGCAACTGGGGCGAGTGGTTCACGCCGGGGTTCGAGATCCCGATCCCGATCTCCACCCAGTTCGCGCTGTTCGTCACCGCGACCTCGGCTGGTACTGGCACCACGTTCCACGGCGAAGTCGAATACACCGAGTAATCCGTGTCTTTCCTGACTGGCACCCAGGCCGAGCTGCTATATTCAATGCCCGCGTCGGGCTCGGCGGTCACCGCTGCCGTGATAACGGTGATGTCGGGCAGCACGGCGGCGAACCCGGCGTACGCTCTGCCCGCGAACTATTTCAGCGTGCAGAGCGGTACGACGCCGGGGAAAGCGCTGCTGCTGAAGGGCGGCGGGTCGTGGGCTACCGCTACCGCCGCGCGTACCACCGCCTTCACGGTGGGCCTGGACACCACCGCCGGCACGCTGGGAATCACTCTCGCCAAAACAGGCACGCTGACTACCGTTGTCCAGGCCACTGCCGCCGCGTTCGACTTCGAGGTACTGGTCACGATGACCGCGCAGGGCGTCGGCGCGACGGCGGGCACCCTCAATGCGGTCGGCTGGGTGGAATACGGTGTCGCCAACAATGCCGCCACAGGCACGTTCGGTACCTACAGCAGCAACAACGCATCACGGTTCATGATCGGCACCCCGCAGACGGCGGTCACGTTCAACACGCTGACCTCGTATTACCTGGAAGTGTTCAACACGTGGGACGCGACCACGAACGCGCCGACGACCACCCTTACAAACTTTTACGTCTTCGGCCTACTCTGACCCGTAAGGGGGTAGTCATGGTTATACGGAAGATCCTCGTGCTGACGACCCCGCTGCTGGTACTGCTGACCTTCTGTCTGCCCGCTGCGCAGGCTGATATCGGCACGACCCTGTATGACACCGGCCACGCAACGGTGTCCCAGATCCCATCCAATGCACAGATGGTGGCGGGCGGGGACGCTTGGACGCCGGCCGACTATGCCATGTTCCCGAATGCACAGCACGTCCACATTTCCTGTACCGGCACCAACTACACTGCCGAGGTCGTCGACTTCGAGACCAAGTGCGTGTTCACCCAGTCGGCGCTGGTGAACTGGGTGCAGCAGCATCAGGCCCTCGGCCTCGGCCCAGGCACCGTCTACACCAATCACAACAACATCGCCACCGTGCAGGCCGACCTGGCCGGCTTCAGCTACTACTTCTGGGTGGCCGACCAGACCGGGACAAAGCACACCTACAACGGCCCGTCCAACGAGATCGCCACCCAGTGGTGCGGTTACGGCAGCGGCACCGACAACTGCCCCGGCTTCCCCGGCACTGACAAGATAGATGAATCGCTGGTAACCAATCCAGCGGCGCTGTCAACAGTGAACGTGCCAGTGCTTCGCGGTGAGACCTTGCAGAACAGCGGCACCGGAAATACCGGGTCCACTATCACCGTCAATCTGCCAAGTGGCATCCAGGTGGGCGACATGCTCGTCATCTGGATGACATGGAACGGCACCAGCACCAATCCCACCCTCACGGGCTGGACGGGTTACACCAAGGTCACGAACACAATCGGGATCAAGATGTTCACCCGGGTAGCGGACGGTACCGAGGGGTCGAGTGTGAGTATCGGCTTCGCGCCCGGGTTCAACGAGTCGCTGATAGCCGCCGACTACGCAGGAGTCAGCTCGGTGACCCCGCTTGATCCGGTGCCACCCAGTTCCGGTCAGATCAACAACGCGAGCACCACCATCACGGTTCCCGGCGTGACCACCACGATAGCCAACGATGAGCTGGTGTGGTTCGGCGCGACCACTGGGCCATCCGGGGCCACTCCCGGCGTGATAACCGTCCCGTCCGGGTTCACCACAGAATCGGCCCAGAACAACACCAGCAATACGATAGGCCGTAACGAGGGCACGATCCTGGCAGACCAGGAACTGGCGACGGCGGGCGCGACCGGGAACGAGAACGGCGCTTCGTCTACGTCGGTGGTCAACGCTGGCGTGCTGGTGTCGCTCGCCGGCCCGTAAATCCCGCGCTGGGCTGACGGCCCAATAGGAGGCTGCTGTGCCCAGCCTGCGCGGTACCCGGGGGGCGCTTAGATGACGACCCTGGTCAACAATTTCGAGGGCATCACCCCCAGCGGCACCACGCTGACCGCTGGGGCGGGTGGCAACACCGGCGGCGTATCCGGCAGCTTCTTCGACACCATCACGATCGTCGCCGGCGGGACGCTCGCCTCCGACTCCACCCACGCCGCGCACGGCAACCTGGGTGTTAAGGTCGCGACCGGTGGCACCGCCGGTGGTTCGAGCTGCTCGTGGACGACGTCGCTCACCGGTTCCACAATCCCCACGGTGTGGTTCCGCGAATACCTGTATTTCACGGCTAACCCCGCCGCTCAGCACCGTGTTTTCGCCGCGCTGGCCGCCGCTGTCTGCGGCAGCATCAACATCAGCACGGCCGGGAAAGTCGTCGCGCAGAACGCCGCCGGGACAGCGGTCCTGACGTCCACCGCCTCGATCCCGCTTAATCAGTGGTTCCGGATCGAAGGGTTCATCACCGGCGACGCCGCCGTGGGGCAGATCGAGTTCAAGCTGTTCACCACCGCGCTGGACAGCGCCACGGCCGATGAGACGCAGACCTCTGCGGCGAACCTGAACACGAACGCCGCGATCACCCGGGCAGCGTTCGGCATCACGGGCACGTCGATCGCGAACGCCGGGCCGTACTGGATAGACGACGCTGGCGCGTCCGACGCCGGCTATCTCGGTCCGGTGGCTTCGCCGCCTGGCCCCGGGACGGCACGGCCCGGTAAGACGTGGCTGCGCAGGTTCCACCACCAGCAGCAGCAGCCGCCGGTTTCTGTCATCACCGCTGCCGTATCTGGGCCGCCGGTTTACCCGCTCGGTCACCCCATCCAGGCGAAGCAGTACCCGCCACTGCAAGGCGGGCGTACTAGCAACCGCAGGGGTGTCTTCGCCCAGGCTGGGCCTCCGGTACGGATGTGGGACGGCCCGGTTGCGTCCGTCCAGCCCCGGGTGCCGCCACCGCGTGGCCGGGTCACTGGCCAGCGTGGTGTCTACGGTCAGGCTGGGCCACCGGTCCGCATATGGACTGGGCCGGTTCAGGCCCGGCCACCGCTTGGGCGCGGCGGTCACGTCGCCACACGCACCGGCTTCTACGGCCAGAGCGGTCCACCGGTCAGGCAGTGGGACAGCCCGGTCCGCGCACCTATCCCCGCCCCGGTCCGTGGTGGCAGGGTCGCCAGCCGCGACGGCGTCTTCGCTCAGACTGGCCCGCCGGTCCGGCAGTGGCATGCGCCTGTGGGGGTGGGCCGTCAGCAGCTGCCGCAGCCCGTCCGTGGCCGGATCGTTACCAGGGCTGGCACCTTCGTCACCGTCGTCACCGGGGCCGGGCCGCCGGTCTACCCGCTGGGCCATCCGGTTCAGGCGAAGCGCTGGCCTACCCGTGGCGGCTCGGTCACCACCCGCGACGGCGTCTTTGATCAGGCCGGGCCGCCGGTACGGCAGTGGGACGGGCCGGTCCAGGCCCGCCAGCCGCTGCCAGCCCGTGGCCGTACCAGCAACCGGTCCGGGACGTTCACATTTGTCGCTACCGGCCAGGGGCCACCTGTCTATCCCCTGGGTCATCCGGTCCAGGCGAAGCGTCTGCCCATCCGGGGTGGCCAGAACGCCAGCCGCGACGGCACCTTCGATCAGCAGGGGCCAGCGGTCAGGCAGTGGGATGGACCTGTCCAGGCCCGTCAGCCACTTCCGCCGCGTGGCCGGGCGCAGGGCAGGGCTGGCACCTTCACGTTCGTCGCCACTGGCCAAGGTCCGCCCATCTACCCGCTGGGCCATCCGGTTCAGGCGAAGCGCCAGCCGCTGACTGGTGGCCGGGTCGTTCGCCGGGCCGGCACCTTCGCTCAAGCGGGGCCACCCGCCAGGGTCTGGCATGCGCCTGCCGGTGTCGGCCGTCAGCAGCCACCGCCACCCACCCGGGGACGGACGGGCTCGCAGCGCGGCCCCTACGCCCAGACTGGCCCCAAGGTCAGGCCGCTCCAGGGACCGGTGCGTGCCCGCCTGCCAGGCCCATACCGGTCCGGGCGCTCGGACTCCACGCTCCTGCCGGCGTTCGCTACCCCGCCACCACTGATCTCTGTTGCTACGGGAACCGCAACTGTCAGCGACCCGCGCAGCGGCATCACGTCAGTAGCGGACCCGCGCAGCGGCATCCCCTCGGTGGCTGAGGCTGCCACTGGCATCACGTCGGCCACCGATCCGCGCAGCGGCATCGCTACCGTCGCCGACCCCAGGGATGGGCCTGGCGGCTCGGTAGGATAAATCTCCATGGCTGAATTGTGGCGCGAGCAAGACGGGCTGACCCTGCACAGCCACTGGGACGCAGGCGGCGAATACTGGCTGGAGATCGTCCACGCCGAGCCCCGCGCCCTGTTCGGTGGCGAACTGCTCCGCATGGCACGCCGGGGCGAGACGATGTCCTGCCTCGAAGTGTCCACTGGCCCGGTTGGCGTCGGCAGCGTCGTCACCATCCGCGCCCACGACCGGAACGCGGTCTACCGGCTCACCGAATACGACCGGCAGCACGATATTTATGCAGGTGAGTGGCCGGACTAAACTGGCCACAGGTAGGCCGCGCTGACCCGAGGGTGGCTGCCGCATGGGCGCGACCGTGTTCTTCCAGAACCAGGCTGGCAACGACATCGCCACCCTGGGGATGACCTTCCAGGTCAATAACGTCAACGCTGATCCCACCGCCGTCACGTGTGTCATCACTGACCCGACTGGCGCGGCCACCACGCACACGGTTGGCGCAGGCCCCTCGCCTGCCGACATCACCAAGCTGTCCACTGGCGTCTACCAGCTGCTCATCGGCTCCACGATCGTCGGCATGTGGTCATTCCAGTGGACCGGCACCGGCACCGCGTCAGAGCTGGACGCAGGCACCTGGACGGTCAACCCGGCAGGCACGATCCACCAGTTCTACACCAGCGTGGAGGAGCTGAAGTCCCGGCTGAACATCACCGACACGGTCAGCGACTTCGAGCTGGAGCTGGCCGTGCAGGCGGCGGCGAGGTCGGTTGAGAGCTACTGCGGCCGGTTCTTCTACCAGGTGGCCGAGACCCGCACCTACATGCCGTATGACATCTGGAGCCTGCCCGTCGATGATCTCGTTTCGGTCACGTCGATGGCCACCGACCAGGACGGCGACGGTGTGTTCGAGCAGTCATGGGTGCTGGGCACCGACTTCGAGCTGGCGTTCGGGATGTGGGAGTTCAACCAGAACGTCACTGGCGAGGCCCGTCCCTACACCCAGATCCGGGCGATCAACGCGGCCGGCGGCGGGAAGTTCTTCCCCTACACCTGGCCGTTCAGCCGGCTCGACCGCATCCAGATCATTGGCGTGTGGGGCTGGCCCACGGTGCCATACCGGGTGAAGCAGGCCACCCTCCAGGTCGCCAGCGAGCTGTTCAAGCTGAAGGACTCACCGTTCGGCCTGGCCGGCACGTCGGAGTTCGGCATGGTGCGGCTGCCACGGGGCGGCAACCCTTATGTGGCGAGCCTGCTCTGCGACTACGCTAGCCCGATGCACAAGGTCGGGATCTGATGGCTGACCTGACCAGCGTCTGCAACGCGCTCGCCACCGTGCTCGATACGATCCCGGGCCTGCGGGTCAGCTCCGGGTTCACGTCCCAGGTGAACCCGCCGATGGCGATCGTTATGCCACAGCCGTCCCAGTCGCTGCGGTTCGACACGATGGGCGGCGGGATCAGCTACCTGCTGCGGATCGTGATCCTCGCCCAGTACGTCCAGGACTCCTCCTCGGTGAATCAGCTCAACTCCTACATGGCCACCACCGGCCAGTTTTCGATCGCGGCGGTGATCCTGGCTAACCCCCGGCTCGGCGGTGCGGCAGAATCGGTGAACCTGGACTCGATGAGGGGGTACGGCCTGATGGAATGGGCCGGCCAGCAGTACCTCGGTGCCCAGGGGCTCGTCACAGTGCTGGCCACATGACGCTGCCCGAGATCACCGAGATCCAGCGGTGGCAGGTTAAGCCGGGTGACCGGCTGCTCGCCTACGTGAACCGGGATGAGGTCAGCCAGGAAGAGGCCCGGATGATTGTGGACCGGCTGCGGGCTACGCTCAAGCTGCCCGACCTGCCTATCGTGATCGTGACCAGAGAATGGGATTTCGCCGTCATGGGGGTACCCAGCGGCAAGGACGCAGCCAGAGGAGAATCGTGAAGATCCCCAAGCGGGTGCTTATAGTGCACCCCGGGCCGCAGTTTTCCGTCCACGATGTTTTCGCCGGCTGGCAGGAAGCCTTCATCGAGGCTGGGATCGCCTGCCGGGACTACAACCTTGAGGACCGGATCGCATTCCACGATTCGGCCTACCTCTACACCGGCAAGCACGACGATCAGGGCAACCCCCAGTTCAAGAAAGCATTCCACGACAAGGCGATGGTTATCGGGGTGTCGGCGAACGGGATCTACGCCACCTGTTTCCAGTGGTGGCCCGACGTGGTGATCATCGTCTCGGCGTTCTTCATCCCCACTGAGTTCATGGACGTGCTCCGCTCACGCGGTATCAAGGTGGTGCTCCTGTTCACCGAGTCGCCGTATGAGGAGAAGCGGCAGCTGGAGCGTGCCCGCCACGCTGACCTGGTGCTGCTGAACGACCCACTGCTGATCGGCATGTATGACGAGGAGGGCATTCCCGCCCTCTACATGCCGCATGCTTACCGGCCTGGGCTGCACTACCCAGGTCCGGGCGAGGACCAGTTCATGACCGACTTCGTCTTCATCGGCACCATGTTCGCCTCCCGGCAGGAGTTCTTCGGCAAGATGCTGGCGCTCGGGGCGTTCGAGGGGCTCGACACCACGTTCGGCGGCAACTGGGCGACGGTGAAAGAAACCGACCCGCTGATGAAGCTGCTGTCGCATGAGCGGAAAGAATGCGTGGATAACGCGCTCACCACCCGGATCTACAAGTCCGCCAAGGTGGGGCTCAACATGTTCCGGCGCGAAAACGACGACGACACCACCGAAGGCTGGTCGGCCAGTCCCCGCGAGATCGAGATGGCCGCGTGCGGGCTGTTTTTCCTGCGCGAGTCCCGGCCCGAGTCGGACGAGCTGTTCCCCATGCTGCCCACCTACGCCAGCCCGGAGGACGCGGCCGAGCAGCTGCGCTGGTGGCTGGACCATGACGCGGCGCGGGGGATCGCGGCTATCCAGGCGCGGGCAGCTATCCGCCCCCGTACCTTCGCCGCCAATGTCCAGAAGCTACTTGGTGCGCTGGACGAGCTGTGAGGCGACATGGATCAGGCGTGGGCAGAGGGTTACCAGCCGGTAATGTGGTGCGACGCCTGTGGCAGTGACCTGCACCGGGTGGAATGGCTCACCGAGGCCGAGGCGGCTGAGCATGTCCGCGCCCAGCCCAAGACCCTGGCTAACTGGCGCAGTCTCGGCGAAGGGCCGGTCTCCTTCAAGGCCAAGGGCCGGGTGGTCTACGCCCGCTGCCTTATCGACAGATGGATGCTCAACGGGGAGTGACTTCCCGATTCTTCCCGCTAAGATAGGGGCGACGGAGTAGGCCATCCCCGTCAGGCCGCAGCCGAGGGGAATCCCGGTATCCGGCTGGAGCCCGCCATAGAACCCCACGGATACAGGGGAACACTGTGGCCAGGCTTCATGGAAAGAGCGGCTTCGTCTACATGGCGATCCCCTCGGGCGGAACGGCCAGCCCGATCGCGTTCCTGACCAACTGGAACATCAACTTCACCGTGGACCAGCCCGAGGTCACGGCGTTCGGTGACGCCAACAAGATCTACGTGTCCGGGCTGCCTGACGCATCCGGTGACTTCACCGGGTTCTTCGATGACGCGAGCCGGCAGATCTACACCGCCGCCCGTGACGGTATCGCCAGGTCGTTCTATCTGTACCCGAACACTGTCGCGGACCCGAACATGTACTGGTTTGGGAACATTTTGCCCGATTTTCAGATTTCGGGTGGAATTTCCGAAGCGATCTCGATCAAGGCCAACTGGAAGGCCTCGACCGCGATCATCAAATATGCTCCCGTGGAAGGCTTCGGCTGACCGGGCCTGCCTGCTACGCTGCCCCCAGCTAATCCTGGGAGGCCGCGATGTCCGTCACTGTCGTTCACGACGCCATCCATGCCAACGTGTCACACCTGCCGCCAGGGATGGCGGCCGGCTATACGACCGGCTCGCCGGACATCAAGTGGACTGCGGCCGACTGGCACGCCCACCCAGGTGCGGTGCGGATCGACCAGGACGCGGGTGCCGTGGACGCGACCGCCGACGTGCTCGACGTGGAACGCGGCGCGGCCACCAACGGCGAGTCGGCCGGCTGGTACCGCCGGGCGCTGGCCAGCTTCAACGCGGCCACCCGGCCGGGGCAGCGTCACCCGGCTATCTACACCAGCGCGAGCAATGTGACGCCGCTGGTGAACGCGCTGATCGCTGGCGGGGTCACGTCGGGGCCTGGCCTGTGGGTAGCGAACTGGAACCTGTCGGACGCCTCGGCGGTTGCCCTGGTGGTGGCTGCGTCAGGGCCGTACCCGGTGATGGGCGTCCAGTTCGCGTCCGGCCAGTTCTATGACACGAACGTGTTCTCGGGCACCTGGCTGGCCACCGTGTCAGGCGCTGCCCCGCCGCCTGCTGACCCCGGTCCGTTCCGCAAGGAATTCACCGGGCTCAACAGCTGGGCCTCGGTGGCGAACGCCCGGGGCACGACGGCGGCTCAGCTGATGGGGCTGTCGGCCGCCTCCTACACCGACGCCGATAAGGCGAAGCTCGCGGCGCTGCGGCCACGGCGCGGCACCCCGTATTACACCAAGAACCGGTGACCGAGGACGAGCTGCGCGAGCTGGCCGGCTACCCCGGCCCGCCCGAGATCACCTTCGCCGGGATGCAGTGGAAGATCCGCTCCGACCCGCTCGCCGCCCTGCTGCGGTATGTCCTCGCGGACATGAAGTCCAAGCCGGAAGGCGACGACGACGGGCGCAAATCTCTCGCTGCCATGCACCAGCTGCTGGAAGACTGCCTGGTGGATTTCACCGCGTTCAGCGCCGCCGCGTTCATGGCCAAGGTCACTTTTGAAGATGTCCAGGCGGCGGCCAGGGCTCTCATCGAATACACCTGCGCCCGGAACTTCTGGCCGGCGATGCGGCTGCTCGGCTATCTCGCTGGCAGCCTGGAGGAGATCGACGGCACGCTGCTGCGCACGTCGGCGCGGGGCCTGACCAGCCTGACTGCCCGTGAAGCCTGTAACCTGGTGCTGGCGACGTGCCTGGAAGGCCGTGACGCGGATTCCCGCGAGGAGTTCTTCATCGACCTCAGCTATGAGGGGTCACCGGAGGCTGAGGCCCTGGCGGCACTGCGGGAGTACCGGGCGGCACAGCAGGAGCAGGAGGCCGGTGATGGCTGACATCGTCTGGGATGCCTACGCGCTGTCGCTGTACTTCCTGGAAGTGGACGCGGCGCTGCTGCCCCGGATCGCCAGCGAAGTTGAGGACGTGGCGCGTTCGATCGCCCCCATCCGTGGCCGCCGCACCCCCATTCCCCGGTGGGCCAAGAAAGGCTATATCGGTGTGCCTGGCCGGCTGAAGGCGTCGGTCCAGTCGCATGTGGACAAGGACTACACCGGCCCGTATGCCGATGTTGCCGCCCTGTGGTACGGGCGGTTCCTGGACCCGCCGGCGCGGCAGATCAAACGGGATATCCCGTTCCTGCCGACAGCGCTGATGTGGACCGTGGACGGGCGCGACTATCACCTGGATTGACGTGAGGCTGATGGACCATTCTGCATGCCCTGTCTGCCGCCACCCGGCGGACGATGCTCATCTGGCTAAGTCTCCAGGAGGCTACTGTAGCTACTGCCCTGGCTCGGTGTGCCAGCCGCCGGGTGGCCGGGGGTTGATGTCCAGGGTCAGGCGGGGCAGCCCGGCGGCGGCTGACAGCAAGGCCCGCAGGCCCTCATCCCCAGGCCGGGGCGCGAACCCGCAGTACCGGCACCGCAGCTCGATGCTTGAACTGTGTCCCCTCGGCGTGTAACCGGCGGGGACCGGCAGCGGCCCGTCGTAGGCGAACACGGTGACGGGCCGTCGCCGTCCCTGGTGCCCGCACACGAGCCTGATCATGGCCGTCATGATAGCCTGGCAGCACTTCCCCGGCCTCCGGGTTGAGAACAGGGCGTGCGCATAGCACCGCGCCCATCCTCCCCACGCAGGCAGGCCGTACATGTCGAACACCCGCAGCACCACGCCGCCGAAGGGCCGCGCGACGCCCGCCCGGCAGTCTAAGCCTGAACCGGCCACGTTCAAGCTGATGGGGGCCGAGTACAAGCTCGCCGAAAAGGTCGGCATCTGGCCGCTGATGCAGTATTCGCGGGCGATCGAGACCGGCGACAACGATGTGGGGAACCGCCGGGCGCTGGCCTCGGCGCACGCCATCCTGGAGGACTCGGTCCACCCCGACGACTGGGGGCGCTTCCAGGAAGACATGATCGCCAAAAAGATGGAGGACATCCTCCAGGTGCTCGACGCGGTCATGGGCGCTGTCCAGGTCGCTGGCTCCAAGCGCACCCGCAATGGCCGCGCCAATGGCCGCGCTGCCGCCCAGGCAGAGATCGTTACCTGACCCGCTGACCGGCCGCAGGAGGTAAGCGATGCCAGACGCCTTCGCGCTGGCCAACGCCTTCGTGCGGATCAGGCCCACCTCCGATGGATTCCGCCCCGAGGCTGACAAGCAGCTGAATATCGCCATGGCGGGGATGGACCGCAAGGTCAAGATAGGTGCGCAGACCGATGCGGCGAAGCTGGCCGCCACTGATCTGCGTGCCTATCTGGACACGCTGACCAAGCGGATCTATGAGCTGCGCCTGAAGGTGAGCGACCCGGGGGTGGCGGCGCAGCTCACCCGCACCGTGCTGCTGCTGAACCGGCTCGATAAGCGGATCACCCCGGAGATCACGCTGCTCGGCGCGACGAGGGCGCAGGCGCAGCTGCTGGGTGTGGAAGCGGCAGCGCAGCGAGCCGAGAAAGGTATGCAAGATGCGAATGTGACGACCGCCCGGTTCACCGGCTTGTGGGGCCTGCTGACCAACAAAACGAAGATCCCCCTGTTCGGCGGGCAGAGTTTTGGCTGGATACCGAAACTCGTTGTGGGCATCGGTGCGCTGCACCTGATCGTTGACGTGCTCGCTGAAGTCCTGGCGATCATCATCCCGGCGACCCTTGCTCTCGGAGCGTTCGCCCTGGCCGGCTCGGACTCGTTCAAGAATGTCTTCCGTCAGGTGCAGAACATGCACACAGCGATGGACGCGACGGGGAAGACGATCCCGCCGTTTACCCGCAACCTGGAGAAGATGCACGAAGCGGTCCGGCCGGATGTGTACCAGCTGTTCGGTGAGGGACTGGCGATCGTCAACGCCAAGACCGGCGAGTTCAACAAGCTGGCGACGGGGACTGCCCGCGTCCTGGATAACCTCGCCGCCCGGATCGCCGTCGCCGTCAAGAGCGGCGGCTTCTCGGTTTTCATGCGTAACGCCGTCGATGACGTGCAGCAGCTCGGCAACGTGTTCGGGAACCTGTTCGGCATTATCGGCAACCTGCTTCATGCCATGCCCGGTATCGCCCAGATACTGCTCACCGCGACCCAGAACGCCACTGGTTTCATTGAGAAGCTGACCTCCACGGCTGTTGTACAGAAGATCGCTAACTTCGGGCTGATCGGTCACGGGGCGCTCGTCTATGTGGGCCTGGGTGCGACGATCGCCGGCAAGGCCATCGCGGCTGGTATTGGCGGGCTTGCGGGGCTGGCCCTGAAAGGCGGCCAGTCGCTGACCAAGATGGGCGGCGCTGGCGTCAAAGCCGGCGATGCCATGTTCAAGTTCGCGGGCAAGCTCAAGGGCCTGGCCGGCTTCCCGTGGGGCTGGGCGGCAGCCGCCGCGATCGTTGTCGGCTTCCTGGCCGTCAAGCTCATCACCGCAAAGGACGCGACGCAGAGCTGGCTGGACTCGCTTCAGAAGACCCTGATGGCGGAGAACGCGGTCACCGGGTTTATGCAATTGCAGGCAGACCAGGTCATAGTGTCGCGTCACCTGGCGGCGGCGCAGATAGAAGTGCATCACGCCATGACCAATGTGGCCAACGACACCAGGGTGGTCGCGGGCCGGGCCGGCATGATGAACATCACCATGGAAAACGCGGTAAAGAAAAGCAGCGACCTGGCGGCCGGCCAGCGGCAGCTGAGCAATGAGTCGAACCTTTACAACAGCCGGCTGGACCGGCTGGCGATCGGGCTCGGCGGTGTGGGTGAGGCGCAGGGTTTCCTGATCGCCTCGGGCGTCACGATGGGTGACATGCTCAAAACGGGTACCCATCAGTGGCTGATGATTTTGCAGCAGGTGGAGGCTACCCGGGCCGGCTACATGGCCATGGGCCAGCAGGGGAATGTCCTCCAGCAGGACATTAACGTGCTGAACCTGTCCATGTCGGACCAGTTCAAGTCCATGCAGAACCTCAACTCGGCGTGGGACACGATCATCGGGACCATGACCGGCGGTGAGTCGGCCTTCATCACCTTCGAGCAGGACATCCTTTCCGTCAAGGAGGCTTTCCATCAGGTCGGTGGCTCCTCGCGGCTTGTGACGAAGACCTTTGATGCGGTCACGGGGAAGGCGAAGACGGTCCACGTCAGCATGGATGGCCTCAGTGCGGCCAGTCTTCAGCTGCGCCAGACCTGGCAGACCGCGTTCAGTGGGGCGCAATCACTGATCGACTCGCTGCGGCTGATGTCCTCCCTGTCCCCCGGCGGTTTCCCGCAGGTCAAGGAGGCGATGAAGCTCATGATCGCCCAGCTGATACCGCTGGGTAAGCACGCCCACTGGAGCCGTGATGAGCTGAGGCTGCTCGGCCAGGAGGCGGGCATCAAGGGTGTCAAGAGCTTCAAGGATCTAACTAAAGGGCTAGGTGACACCCATGATGCCGGCAAGAGGCTGGACAAGCTGGTCGCTGGCATGGGTGGCAACATCCAGGACCTGGCGAAAGACGCCTCGGCCCTCGCCGGCACCCTGAAGCAGGATCTGATCAACAGGTTCGTTGAGGCGAAGATCGCCGCCAGCCATGCGGGTAAGGACATCAACACCCTGGCCGGCGACATCGTCAACAACTCCTCGGCGGGCAAGCGGTACCACGACGCGACCGTGCTGTATAAGGACTTCCGTCAGGCGGGGATGGACGCGAAGACGGCGCAGCGCCTGATCGAGACGATGACCGGCCAGATCTTCAAGATCCCCAAGAGCCATCACACCACCATCACCGCCGAGGCGTTCGCCAAAGGACTCCTCAAGTACAAGATGGCGATCCCCGGCGAGAAGCGGGCAGACACCGGGGCACTGGAGTTCCATGCACGCGGTGGCCAGATTCGCGGGTGGGGCAGCCGGGACACCGTCCCCGCCATGCTGACCCCTGGCGAGGTGGTCGTGCCGAAGCCGATGGTCAACGCCGGCGCGGTGGATCACCTGCGTGGCCACCTGCCCGGCTTCGCCAGTGGCGGGTTCGTCAGGGCGGGAAACAACGTGGGCCGTGTCGTGCCGTTTATGGATAAGGCGGACATGAAGTTCGAGAAGGCGGCTACGTCGGCGTTCGTCAAGGCGGCATGGAATGCGCTGAAGGCTGCCGTCAAGGCCGCCGCGACCGGGTCGGGCGGCTCTATCGCCGCCTACGCCAAGTCGTTCCTGGGGCGCATCCCGTACGTATGGGGGGCCAGGACGCTGGGGCCGGCGGGCGCAGACTGTAGTGGATTCGTCCAGGCCATCTATAAGCATTTCGGGATCAACGCGCCCGGCACCTCGGAGTCGCAGGGCCAGTGGGTGAAGCGCGGGCCACCCCAGCCGGGTGGCCTGGCGTTCTACATCAGCTCGGTCGGCGGCCCGCCCCCAGGCCACGTCGCCATGGTCTCCAACACCCCCGGCAAGGTCATCAGCCAGGGCGGCGGGATGGGACCGCAGTGGATGGGGCTGCACGCGATGCCGCTGATGTTCACTGGCGTTCCCCCGGGCGGGTTCGGCGGGGTGGGAGCCGGCCGGTCGCTGCGGGAAACCCAGCTGTCTTCGCTATGGCGTCAGGCGGGCGGCGCGAGCAGCCTCGCGCACCTCATGGGCGCGATTGCCATGGCCGAATCGGGTGGCCGGACGAACGCCCACAACGCGTCCGGTGCGTCGGGACTGTGGCAAATCATGCCAGGCAGCCAGCGGATCGGCGGGAACCTGTTCAACCCGATGATCAACGCGGAGAACGCGGTCGCCATCTACCGCGCCCAGGGCCTGCGGGCCTGGTCCGCTTACACCAACGGTGCCTACCTGTCGTTCATGAATAAGGGCGGCATGGTCAAGAGCTTCGATAAGGGCGGCTGGCTGATGCCGGGCGCGACGATGGCGATCAACCGGACCGGCCGGCCCGAGCCGGTCGGCGGCCACACCACCATCATCGTGAAGGTGGACCCGGTTATCGCCGCTTCCACCCCGGACCGCAAGCTCGGCCAGGCCATCGCTGAGCACGTCAAGATGCACACCAAGGGCGGCGGCCGGCTCTACCCACCGGGAGTGACACCGAAATGAGCGAACCGCAGAACATCATCGGGCAGATCGTGGTGACCGCTGAGATCGAAGTCACCCATGCTGAGCCGCAGGAGGAGGTGGAGAGTGACACCGGGGCTGTCGATAACGAACCTGGCGAATAAATGGCTCGACATGCTCGGCGCGTCCGCGTTCACCGCACCGGCCGCGTTCTGGGTCAAGCTCCA